CAGAGGATCAACACAAAACGTCAGCAACTGGTCAACTGCCTTTGATGTGTCCTGGACATCGCCCCGGAGCAATGCCGGAGGAATGCCGAAGGCTCTGGCGGTAAAATCAAAAATGTCGTCAATCTGCGCCCTGATGTCTCTTGTGCTTTCGTTGGTGTATGTCTTGTGCTGCAGCTCCTTCCATTCCTGACCGCGTCCGAGAGGCAGCGCGGCATTATCGCCTTCCATCCACTGCTTAATCTTTTTATTTATGAGCGCATCAAATGCCTCACGTTCGGGTGTGCCTGCAACAGGCAGGGTGTCATACTTAAAAATACCCTTTGTGCCTCTGCTCTTTTGATACGCTTTCATACTGTATGCGATCAGTTTGGAGTAACTTTCATACAAGCCATTGATCAGTTTGCGGATGTTTTCTTCATTGAGCTTGTAATACAGCACTTCCGATTGATTAAATGACCGATTAAATGTAAAATCCTCCACCTGCACCTGAGTGAATACGTCATCATATAATGCATAAGGCTTTCGGATGAAATTGTCAGCGACAAGCAACTGCCCGTTCTGCTCGATTACAAGGCATTCATTGTTTCTATATAGCTTGGCAATCAGCTTACGGAGAAATGCGCTGGAGTTTTGATTCTTGTTCGGCTCAACGTTCCATAAATAATACTCCTTCCCTTTGTCTTCCTTGCCATTTAAGAATGTCTTAAACTCGCATTTACTTACAGCGTTAGCAACAATATTTACTGCGCTCCAAAATGCCATTTCGCGGACATAGATATCAAATACAAGTGAAGCATATTCGTCAAAATATTCTTTTTCGTTAAAGTTTACGGGCACCGCCTTCCCACTTATTTTCTCTGACAGCCAACTTATTAAACCCAATTTATCACCTTCTTTCATTATATGATTACCGGCAGGTCATCATATGTACTCTGTCCGTCATCGAGCCGATCTTCGATCACCATGCTGGCGACAAGCGCCATGAACGGATCGGTCTTTCGGCTTTTACCCTCGATCTTTGCGTAGTAATAGTTGCCGGTGTCAGTTCCTTCCTTTTTGCCGGACCGAACCAACTTTGTATTGTTGGTTGCCCAGCGAAGCGGAGCATTATCGCCCCAAGTAAAAAGCTGCTTATTAAAGCAGCTGTCGATGACCGGTTGGACTTTCATAATATCTGATGGCCGGACAAGGTACAGATTCTTCCGCTCCTTCGGATCAAAGCCTATTTTTTCAAGAGCGTCTCTCATTAGCGCATAGCGGAAGTTGTCAATCGCTACAGCCTTGATGTTATATTTCTGCCCTTCTTTGAGTATGTATTCTGTCAACAACTCAGGAGCAATTTCCACAGCATCTACAGGTACACATTCTGGCCAATCACGCCATGGAGCCTTAACTCTTTCGAGTTCCGGGTTCTGCGTGCACACCCAATACCGACCGAAGTCATATCGCTGATCACCTTTCTTGAAATGGAAATTCACAGCTGCCCAGTCACGCAGCTTAGTATAGTCGATACCGACCGTACAGCTCCATCCTGTCAGATCTGGCAATGGCTTATTGGTCGCTACTATGTTCTCCCAATCTGTCACCTGCAGTTCCCGGTTGCCTTTAGGCCAGTTCATGCGCTTGGTGTAAAATTCTTCTTCTTTGGCCGGAGTGTATTTCATCTCGATGAAATGCTGCTCCATCTCTAGCTTGAGTATATCCAGATACTTTAGAGATGGATTGGCTTTATGCCACATCTGCGGGTCCAGAGCTTCCTTCTCGTCATCAATCCTATATAAAAGCGGCAGCCAGCGAAGGTTCTTAATGGTTCCGTTCAGTATGTCCTCTGCGATGGCCAGCATATCATCCAGGACACCTTCACGAACGTTGCCTTGTGTGGTAATATAAAAAGCTCTGGAATGTTTTCTTTTACCAAAGCCTGAAGTAAATACCTTTATGTTATCATATGATTCATATCCATGCACTTCATCGAATATCAAGCATCCAGTTCTCTTGCTGTCTTTTGTCTTAGCGTTGCTGGTGTTATATTTGATGTATGACTTCGTGACGAGGTTTACGATTTTCTCCTTGCTTTTGTAAAAAAATTTCTTAGACTTCGTCCAAGTGCGCTCAAGGGTTTCGTAAATATCCTCAAATGACGTTTTCGCTTGATCCTCCGCATTCGCCACTATATCAACATTATAGCCCTTGATACCATGATAGTGCGTGGTCAGATACCACGCTACCGGGCTTATAAATCCATTCTTGCCGTTGCCTCGGCCCATCATTATGAATATCGTGGAAAATACTACTGTATCATCGGACTTATAGTAGCAATGGATCAGGGCCGTTACAAAGAGTTCCCAGTCAAAAAGAGAGATTTCAAAATATCTCTCCATTAACTCAACTGCTTTATCAATTTTTTCGGCATCGATGAAAACATCTGGATTGTCTAGCTTTTCTTCAATATAGTCAAGAGCTGCCAATATATCTTTCCCAACGATGTTCTTCCCGGATCGGCAATCATCCATGTATTGGTCAATATATGGATGATAGTTTTTTTTCCTACATTTCCATGTCGCCGTCATCCGGATCACCGTCCTGGGATGGCTTGATTCCGAGCGCATCCAGGAGCTTCAGCATCTGCTGATTCACCTTGACGAGCTGGTCGACGCTCTCATTTTTCTTATGGCCAGACTGTACTACTTCTCCATCCTTATTGTAAGTTTCCCATTTGATAGAGACGCCACGTTCCTTGATATCAGCAATGAGTTTCTTTTTTGTTTCCCACAAGGACATATAGTCATTAACCAAGTCGATATAGTATTTCCCAACCGTCCCATTTCTTTCAAGTTGGTCAAGCAGATCTTGTTTAATCTCGGTTTTTTTCATATCTTTGGGCATCTTCCACCCCCTCCCTTCATGCGAGATTTTGAAAAATTCTGATTTGTCGACCCCAGCGCCGAGTTACGGCTATAATCTTGGCGAGCGTTTTAAAACGACCGGGGGGCATACATTTTTAAAATAAAAGCAACCTAGAATATTCTAAGTTGCATGTTGTTTTCTTCGTATATAATTTTATCTCTTTTTATTGTATTACAATACATGTGTGCCAATTTAACATTATCCCATCTATGCAAACCACCTTTAGCAATTGGAATGACATGGTCTATACTTGGGTATCTTTCTCCTGCTATAAAATAGCCTTCCTCTGTTGTAGTGTAATCTTCACCATTGCATTCTTCTCCACATATATGGCATATATTTTTATCTCTCTTAATAAGCTTGCTCAGTGTAATGCTGTAATCAACTTTACCATTTCTTCTTAGCCTTTTATCTTTCGATATTCTATGAACACGATAATACTTTCTTTTTCTGCATTTGTCTGAACAATATATGTTTCCATCGTGAAGTGTTTTAAACTTCTCTCCGCATTCTATGCATTGCTTTATTATAGTCTGCCCTATTCCGTAAGCTTTATTAAAACAATCTTCGCTACAATATTTTTGATGGTTTCCTCTTCTTAAAAATACTTTGCCACATTGCACACATTCAGTTTCCGTGTATTCATTTTCTTTTCTAACTCTATTTTGTTTCTCTTCGTTTAGTTGCTCTAACCTTTTCTTTCTCTCTATCTTTATACAGTTATCACATTTCATATAACCTTTACTATTCGCATGTCTTACCTGAACATGTCCACATATTTTGCATTTAACTTTTATCTTGCTATCATATGTTTCGTATCCTGAAATGTATTCAAAGTCAGGAAACTTCTTATTAAATCTCTCAACATATTGCTGTTCACTTATGCGCATATCAACACCCTCCAAGTGTTCTCCAATAAATAAACATAAGAAAAGTGCAGTGGAGTTCTGCACTTGTCGGGAGCTACCCTATTTCTTATGGTATCACCATCTCTCCTCAGTCAGCGGCTTTGACTTATTCCGCCTCAGCCTCTCCGGATGACAAACTGTCTCATGGCAATCCTTGCACACTGGCACAAGATTACGCTTCTTTGTTCCGTCTGGTAACGTAACATATTCCATGAGTTCATACTCCGGATATTTGTCGCGGTGAAACTCATGATGAACATGTGTTGCTCTCCTGTACTGGCCTTTCGCTTTATGTATCTGGCACTCGTTTTTACATTTCTTCAATACTTCCTGCCGTAACTTCCGCCATTCTTTACTCAGATAAAATGGATCTGTTTTACTGTAGTTCACATTACCACCTCATCAAGCAGCAGTAGAACCCGGACATTTCCGAAAGTGATAATAGTCGTTGCTTTTTAAAGCAACTATGTTACTTACTAAATCTTATTAATTTAAAAATCTATTTTTAAATAAAGAGTAATTATTATATAGTTAGCAAAATTTGCGAGTTGATATATAGCAAAATCTGCGAGTTGATACAAATAGCAAAATTTGCGAGTTGACCCTTTGCTATATCAAAAATCTATATCCAGTTACATGCTTTTTTGACCTCTTACCTGTCTCAATATCTTGCCAATGCATATAAAATATTTCAATAATATGACCCAGCTTTTCTTTTATCTCCCCCTTCGCGTCGGTTATCGTTCTCAGGCTTAATCCTGTCGCTTCCACTAAGTCCATATCAACAACAAAAAACTTATCGTCTCTTTTACTTTCTGAAAATTTATGCTCAAAATAAAACAAATACATAATAACTATCTTTGCGCTTGACGATAGTTCTTTGAATTTCTTGTCGTTCAATATCCTCCATGGAAACGGAAAATATTTCTCCTCCCTATATTTCATGTTTATACCTCCCGTGCGGTATCAATGCCATAGGAAAGGGCAGCAAATTCATCACGGGTTGAGTCTACTGCCCTTTTACGCTTGGCCGGGCAACCTATGGTGCGCAATTGGCGGCCAACCACTGCGCTAATCTTTTAAATCGTTTCGCAAATATATCGCCATCGCAAGCCTTGTCATAGCATGGGCTATGTGGTCCTCGGTTTTGTCCTTTGCAATATAATCTTCAATATGGTGGTTCGCATGGCAGAGATGGTCTATTATGTCCACTTCCCGCCAGTTATCGTCGGGATGTGTTTTCGCACCATCAACCATTGTCTTGAGTACAGTGTCGTAAGCCAGTCCTGCAAGCTCTCTGTAAACA